CGTTCAGTGCAACTCTCAACTCATTTCTAGGGAATTGACAATTCAATCATCATAGCTGATGAGTGTCAAAACATTACTTTGGAGAACATGAAAACATTACTAACAAGGATTGGTGATAATTCTAAAATGGTGATACTTGGTGATACCAAACAAAAAGACATTCGAAATAAAAAAGAATCTTCATTAGAAATTGTTTATAAGATGTTTGAAGATGAACCTGAATTTGGTTGTGTGTCATTAAATAATCCTGACGAAATTGTTAGAAATAAAATCATCAAAATCATTGAACAGAAGTTTGATGATTATGAAGATAACAAAGGTAAATTATAATATTCTTTACAATTTTAATATTCTAAATATATTGGTATTATGGAAAAGCCAAAATTTAGAATAGGATTTGATATTAACGGGGTTTTAAGAAATACGATTGGTAAAATCGAACAAACCTACGAAAAGTATTATTTGTTGAAAACTGACGGTATTGACGATGAGGAAGAATCATTTCAATATGAGATGAGTTTACCCGTAACATCATTGGAGTTAAAAGAACATTTTAAATTTAAAGATGATGAGGAGTTATATTCCTTTTTATATGATGAATTTGCGATGGAGATTTTTGGTCATGCACAATCCGCAGAATACTCAACATTTAACGATTTACAACAATTATATTTAAACTACCGAGATGAAAATGATTTAATTATTGTCTCAGATGAGATTAGTAAATCAAAACCAGCAACTTTATTTTTTCTATCTAAATTTATTTGTCAATTAGAAAAAATAAAATTTTTCAGCAATTTAACTATTAATTCAATGTGGGATGAGATTGATATTTTACTTACATCAAATCCTTCGTTATTATTAAATAAACCGTCAGATAAGATTGTCGTAAAGTATGAAACTGAATATAATAAAGATATTGAAAGTGAACATACAATTACAACATTAAAAGAGTTTGATGATAAATTAAAACAACTATTAAAATGTTAAAAGTATTAAATGAACATTATTATTTAGATGTTGACCGATTGGAAGAATGTGTCAATATTGAAAAACAAACCGTTTCAGCCGAAACACAAGTGAACTTAGTTAAATATGAGGTATATAAAACTATGATTGAAATCTTAGTTACTGAAAGTGAGGAAGTTGATGAAACTTTAGGGGCTAAAAGTTCTGAGTTATCAATCCCATTTAAAATTGCTTTTAATACGTTAATAAATAAAAAAATAATAAATAAGTACTAACATGAATCAAGAACAAATTTCAAAAATTGAAGCGTCTGTAGAAAACTTAAAAAACAAAACGTCTAAGATTTATTTTGTTGTCCAAGACACTAAAGGTAATGCAAAAGCGTCTATTCGTTTTATTTATGAGTTGGCATTGTCTTTAAAAAACAAAGGGTTTAATCCTATTATTTTACACGAAAAACCTGACTACACAAGTGTATCATCTTGGTTGGGTGAAGAATACAATGTATTACCTCATCAATCAATTGAAGGTCAAAATTTACAAGTCTCACCCGATGATTTTATTGTTGTCCCTGAATTGTTTGGTTTTATTATGGACCAAATTAAAAAATTACCTTGTGGTAAAATTGTGTTATGTCAATCATATGACTATATGTTGGAGACACTAAATGCTGGTGAAAATTGGGCTCAATTTGGTTTCTTAAAATGTATTACAACATCTGAAGAACAAAAAGAACATGTTAAACAAGTAATGAAACATGTGACTTTTGATATTTTAGAACCTGTAATCTCGGACGAATTTAAACCAAGTAAATTACCGTCTAAACCTATTGTTGCGATTCATTCTAGAGACCAAAGAGATACGGTTAATTTAATCAAAACATTTTATTTAAAATACCCCCAATATAGATGGTTAACATTACGAGATATGAGAGGGTTATCACAATCTGAATTTGCTGACAAACTTAGTGAAAGTTTTGTTTCAGTATGGATTGATGAAACTAGTTCATATGGGACGTTCCCATTAGAGTCTATGAAGTCTAATATACCTGTTATCGGTTTAGTTCCAAATGTATTACCTTATTGGATGAACGAAGACAATGGTGTTTGGGTTAACAATAAATCACATCTTGTTGATGTGTTGGCGGACCATTTACAAAATTGGTTAGAAGATAATGTAAGTGATGAATTTTTAGAAAAAATTAAAACAACTGTTGACACTTTACCAAGTAAAGAAACTTTTGAAACAAATGCGGTTTCATTATTTGAAGACTACTTCACTGTTAGATTAACAGCTTTTGAAGAACAAATCTCTAAACTACAAACAATTGAAGAATAATATGGAAAAATTTGACGTATCAGTAATCTTACCAATTAAATCATCTAAAACATTAAATTTTGGTGATTATTTTAATAAGGCTATCCAATCAATTAAAAATCAAAAATTGGGTATTAATGAATTAATCATTGTTCACACAAACGAAACTAGTTTGGTCGAGTTTTTAAATGAATATGATTTTGGGGATATTAGTGTGGTTAAACACGAATGGACCAAAGACCCTAGTTATGCGAATCAAATTAATTTTGGTGTTCGTTCTGCAAAATCAAAATGGGTTTCCCTTTTTGAATTTGATGATGAATATTCAAGTATTTGGTTTAAAAATGTTAAAAAATATGTTGAGTCATATCCTGACTACGATGCGTTTTTACCGATAGTTGTTGATACCACAGATAAAGAACTATTTGCTGGTTTTACAAATGAAGCGACATTCGCTGCAAACTTTAGTAGTGAAATGGGTGTATTAACTAATGAAACATTACAAACATACCAAAATTTTCAACCATCAGGTATTGTTATTAAAAAAGATAAATTTGTTGATTTTGGTTTAATTAAACCATCAATGAAATTAACATTCGGATATGAATTTTTCCTAAGAATGACTCATAACTCAGTAAAAATTATGTCAATACCTAAAATAGGTTATAAACATACTAATCTACGTGAAGGGTCTATCTTTTGGAATTATAAAAATGGGGATGATTTTTTAACTGACGATGAGGTTAAATTTTGGGTGGACTCGGCTAAAAAAGAATATTTCTTTATTAATGATAGAGCCATAAAATACGAACCCCAAGAAATTTAATGAGTACTAATGAAATTGTTAATGATACAAGTACGGAGTTAAAAAAGAAAGGTAGAAAACCAACACAAGAAAATTATTTTGATGTTAGAGAGGAGTTAGCGGTTATTGATTATTTAACCGCTACTTCTTTTGAAGAAAAGAATAAAATTTACAACAACTTTTTACGTAAACCTTTAGATAAGATGATATCTTCAATTATTCGAAGATATAAATTATACAGAAAAGATATGGATTTCTATGAAATACATATAGATACACACTCCTTTTTGATGACTAAAATTGATAAATTTAAACCGTCAAAAGAAAAAAAGGCATATTCTTATTTTGGGACAATATGTAAAAATTATTTAATGGGTCAAATCATTAAAGACCAAAAAGAAACCAATAGAAAAATATCGTATGAAGATATTTCATATGATTTAGAAAATAATGATAATTTCTCATATAACATCGAAAATGATAATCTCGATGCAATAACAATTATTAACCATTTTTTAATTGAGTTAGATAACTTTTTAAAGAACAATAATCTATCTGAGAATGAAATTAAGTTAGGTCACGCATTATATGAGTTATTTGATAACTATAATGAAGTTTTTATTGGTAATGACAATAACAAATTTAATAAAAATGTGGTTTTATTATCATTGAGGGAAATGACGAATTTATCAACTAAAGAAATTCGAAGTTCTATGAAAAAATTTAAAACCATATATTTCCTATTAATTGAAAAACTGGTTAAATAAATATTTATGTTATTATGGGAAGACCTGCAAAAAAAGAAATTAATTTAACTAAAGATTCTATCTTATCGTTAATGCAAGAAATCTACAACGAACTTGTAGAACAAAGAAATACTGCAATCAGAATTCAAAATAAAATGTTGTCATTAATGAAAGAAGTTGAAGATATGACGTTGATTGGTCCTGTCATTGAAAAACAACAAAAAATAATAAACGAGTGTGTTGAGAAAAAATTGTCATTATCTAAATTACAATCAAGTATTTGGGAAAAGACTAATAGTGCATCAAACAGTGATAATTTTACAATTTCCGATATTGATATGGATGATGATATTATTAAAAATCTTTTAGATAAAGATACTGACACATCAAAAGGTTCTTACAAATTAAAATAATATGTCAGTTGTTGGTAGTAAATACAAAGAAGCTCAAGCTAAAGTTAAAGGGACTCAAACTTATAATGATACTAAACAAAAATACGATAAGTTAGCAAAACGTGCTGGTGATTCGTTTCAAAATACTCAAAAAGGTTTACAAAGTTCTCAAGAAAATGCTAAACAAAAATTAGATGACTTAAAGAAAAATGTTAAAAAGTATCAAAAACAAGCTAAGAATCAGATTGATGAATTATTAGACCTTAGTAAAATTACCGGTGGACAAGGTTCAAACTCTATGAGATATATTAAAAATATGTTGATTAAAGTTCTTCGCAAAATCGAACCTAAAATGTCTCAAATTTTACTAGAAGAATCTCTCACTATTGTTGGTTGTGACCAACAACAATCATTTGATGAACAAGTTTTATATATAAAAGTAAAATCTGTTGATTTGGGTAATTTGTTGAAAAAAGACCCTACAACAAAACAAGGTAAAGCGTTATATGAAAAAGGTCCAATTCAAATTCAAAGTTATCCATTTTCAATGAACCGTGAGTTATACCAACGAATTCAAAGTAGTAACTCATATAAATCAGATAATGGTGTGACTTACAAAGGTAGGTCAGGTCAACCATTATTTGATATACAATATACGGAAACAAATGAATTTGGTGAGACAGGTTCTTTCTACAAAATAACTTTACCTAAAAGAGTTACTTTAGGTCGTTTAAATAATGTTAGTGAATTTATAGTTGATTATTACAAAACAATTAAAGTTGTTGACTTTAACACCACATTGGCTTGGATACTTGAATCGTTATTAGGTATGATATCAATTAGTGGTGATATAGGTATTGGTCAAGTTAATGAACATAGTAAAATGATGGCTATCATACAAAGAATATTAGGTATTTGTTTTGATAAGAGAAAAACAATTGACGTTAGTGGTATTTCTAAATTATCCGACGGTGATAATATTGATGAATCGTTTTTTGAATTAACTAACGTTGAATTAAGACAAATTAATGAAAGAAATGATAATATAAAAAAAGGTGTTGTTAAATTCACTACCTGTGGTGATGTTGAATTACCTGTTAACTCTGACGATTTACTTGACTTTATTGATGAAATCAATTTAATCAAAGATGAGGATGGTCAAATAAAAGCTGCTGACAATTTAACAAATAAAATCGCAAACAATCCTGATTGGAATGGCATTGGTCTTGAGGGTAATATTCAAGCGGATATTGATTTAAACTTTGTTCTAAATATAGTAAAAGGTTTAGCGTTTTCATTATTATCACCTAAAGTTTTATTACCGTTGGCGATTATGTTAAAAGCCCTTGGTAAATTAGCAATGGATTTGATAACGTCATTTGGTGACTTTATGAAAAAATTTAGAAAATTTTTCATAAATGTTGTTTCAAAAATTGCCGGTATTTTTGTTAAAGAATTATTTAAATTAATTAAGCAAGACATTAGAAATTTAATACAGTCAGTCATTAGAGATTTGGCGAAAGAACAATCTAATAAATACGTTGTTATCATTTTGAAATTAGTTCAATTACTAATTACTATTGCTAACTTTATTAAAGATTGGAGGGAATGTAAAAGCGTTGTCGATGAAATTCTGTGGTTGCTCAAAATAGCCACCACGGGGTGGGGTAAATTACCTCTCCCCCTAGTCTTCGCGTGTGAACTACTTGATGGATTTTCTGAAACAAGAGCATTTATCGGAACAATTACTGAATTACAAAAGATTGGTATTCCAACGGGTGATATGCCAGATGGTAGTCCTAATTTAACCATAATGGCTATGTTTTCACAAATTAAAGGTATGTCAAATGAATTATCTGAGAATTCAAAAGTTCAGGTGGCGATACCCCCATTAACGATGACACCTGCAGGTTTAACAATACCTGCAAGTAGTTTTGGTAAATCTTTATAATATGAAAAAAGAAGAAATAACTAAAAAAACTATTGAGGTAATTAATGACCCATCGTCAAGTACTAATACTGAGTTAACACTTGCGTTAGATATAATCAATACTGATTATGAAACTACTAAAGACAATATTATTAAATTAACATATCATTTAGATAGTTTAGAAGAAAGTTACAATAAAATATTAAAAGAATATAAGAAACGAAATGGGGGAAAATAATATTTCTAGTCCATCGACTAATCAAATGATATTTCCGGGTATTGTTTTTGATAATGTTGATGAAATGATGTTGGGTAGACTTAGAATTTTACCTGAAGGAAAAAAATATAGTGAGATTGTTCCTGAGAACTTTAATGAATCAAAAGATGCTTGGACAAGTAAAGACCCTATATTATTTATCCCTTTATTACCTTTCCATATTAATTTTACACCAAGTAAGAATGAATTAGTTTATTTATTATACCAAAATAAAGATTTTCCTGGTCAAAACCAATATTATTTACCCGGACCTATATCATCACCAATGGCGTCCGTTTATGAATATCACGCATCAGCAAATAAGGATACTGCGATGGGTGATAGGATTAAAAACTCATTAAGATTATTAACTAAAAATAAAGAATATTTTAAGAAAGAAAGTTATGGTGTTTTTCCTGAAGCTAAAGATAACGCTATCTTAGGTCGAGGAACAACTGACGTAATTTTAAAAGAAGATGATGTTTTAATACGTGCAGGTAAGGTTAAAACATTAAACAAAGAAATATTACCCGTTGGTAACGTAAATAGGGCTTTCATCCAATTAAGTAGATTTACAAGTAAAAAAGTTGAGTTACCATCTGAAACCCAAATCAGAATGATTGAAGAGGTTAAAGTTGTTAAAAAAATGATAGTGTGGAATATTACCACGTTAGAAAATGAACAAGATAAATTTACTGGTGATATAACTCTTCGTAGTGTTAAACCTTCTGAAAATGTTAATACGGTTAATTTTAATAATAGTACTATATTAAACTTATCAGAAGGAATTGATTATGGTTTACCGTTAGAAACTGTCACTTTTTCGGCGTTAGATTTCGATAGTTGTATTGAATTAATGAATAATTTCATTAATGGTGTGTTAAATGGTTTTAAAGACTACAAAGGCCCTGTAAATAATGTTAATAACGCTTCAGTGGATTCAACATTTCCGTTAGTTGTAACACCATCAAAATTAACATTAAAAATTGCTAAAGACTTACTTACAAGTTCCTCAAATCCAACAAAACAAGACTCAGTTGAATTTCAAAATTATTTGAGGTTTATGTCCAAAATAACAACAGGTCCATCAAGTGCTAAAAAAGGGTTTTTTAAAGTTTGGGGGTTAAAAAATTCAATCCCTGTTTTTAATCCACCACCAAAAATTAAAAAAGAGGACGTTAAAAAATATACGTATGAAGTTAATGAAGATGTGACATATGCGACTATGGGGGCTCAAAAACTATATTTAATTTCACATGATTCTGACGGACCTAAAGGTCGAATTTCATTGGCGGATACTTTATATGGTATTACTCAAGACAATTTTATTGGTGGGGCGACCAACTCAAGTATTCAGGATAAAACATATCCGACAGTGAGGGGTGATAAGTTAATGGAATTACTCACAAAAATTGTTAGTTTCTTAGCAGGACACGTCCATCCAATTGCTTCAGTACCACCTACACCGGTGTCTACAGGTAGTGGTCAATCAATAACCGAGATATTTCAATTAATGGCTGATGCTGAAAATACTATTCTAAATGAAAATATTAGAATAAATTGATATTTATATGTAAAAGATTAGATGTCAATTAACAAATCATACTTTAGTAAGAATAATACCCTAATATCAAATAGTTATACAAACACCGGACGAAATCCTGTGATGGAACTATTCTATGGGTCAGTTATTAATTTCCAATACCCGTCAGCTTCAAGTCGTTTTATATTTAGTCTTGATTTAGATTTATTAATCGAAAAATATAATGACGGGACAATTTCTAACTGTAATGGTGATGCAACTCACACATTAAGAATGACTAACACAACATCATTTAGTGATTATTTAAATACCTCAACATCACAGGGAAGACAACGTGCCACATCATTTGACTTAGTTCTATTTAGAATACCATACATTAATAATGACCCTACAACACCTCAACTATGGGATGAAGGTGTTGGATATGATTATGCTGACTTAATGTATGAAACATCAAATGATAAAAACTTTTCAGACAGACCGTCAAATTGGTTTCAAACAACAACATTAGATAGTTGGACTGAACCAGGTATTTATAATAATAAAAACAATGGAACAGTTAATTATTCTGATTTAGTTATTGTCGACACTCAACATTTTCAATTTGGTAATGAAAATGTTAGTTTTGATATGACTAATGAAATAAACTCAATTCTTGATGGTACTTTAGTTAACGTATCAGGGTGGGGAATAGCATTTAAACCACAAGTTGAAAACTTAACGGGTTTAACTGACAATTACGAAGTCCAATTCTTTACTAGACATACCCAAACTTTTTACGAACCTTTTTTAGAATCATCATATAACGACTTAATTGAAGATGATAGAAATTTGTTCACGTTGGGTAAGACGAATAAACTATATTTATATCTATATGATAATGGACATCCAATCAACTTGGACTCTAATCCAAGTGTCACTATTAATGACTCAACAGGTAGTCCTATTTCTGGGTTAATTAATTTATCTACTTGTCAAATAACTAAAGGTGTATATGAAGTTACTATCCCACCTTTATTAGGTTATAAAACACCGTGTACTTTTTTAGATAAGTGGACAAACCTTACTTTAAACGGATTTAATTTACCGGATGTAACAAATGAGTTCACATTATACCCAATTAAAAACTCAATTCAAATAGGTTCAACCTCATCAGCTGAACCAAAATTATACGGATTTGATTTTTATGGTTTAAAACAAGATGAAAAAATATTCAATACCGATATTAGAAAAGTTGGTGTTATTATCAAACAAGCTTTCACCACACAAAAATTATTAAAACACGTCGAGGCGTATTATCGAATATATGTTAGAGAAGGTCAGACAGAAGTTGAGGTTCAAGATTGGACTAAAATTAATAGAACCCCTAATGAATATTACTTTATTTTTGACACTAGAGATAAAATACCTAATGAGTATTATATTGATATGAAGGTTATTAGTAGTGGGGAAATTAATACCTACAAAAAACAAATAAAATTTCAAGTTGTAAATGTAAAATATTTAGAATAAACAGATATTTATTAATAAAAAACAATTATGGCTAATACAAGTGCAAATACAGAAACGACAATTTGTTATTACGATTGTAACGACGAACCTAAAAGATATAATACACCTCATCCTGTCTACGGGGATATGACGGGTGGAACTGTCACTCAATTAAATATGGTTGAGTTAGGTGGACAAAACGGATTATACGCATAAAAAAATTAATAGTAAAATTTATTATTAGGGGTGTTATTAACATCCCTTTTTTTTTTTGTTAACAATTTTAGTTATTCACATAGTTGATTGAACTCAAAAAAAACATTATTTTTGAAGTATAAAAGATACTATTATGAACTACATTAAAAGATTAATTAAACGATTGTATGCTAAATATCTAAAAAATATTAGATACACAACCAACCAAAACCCTGAAAACAATCATAATGAGAGGATTTGCAAGTCTATCTGTTATAAGATGATAAACAACCCTCACTCTAAGTTTTTAATCGCTCCACTGTCAGGAAAACGTTATATTAAAAATGAAGTGTTAAAAGTCTTTATAATTCTTGATGATAAAAAAATTACAATTACAAATCACATATATCATTATGATGTTATTTTAACTCAAAGAGATTTTGACAGAGTAAGTCATATGTATGATAATAAAACTGAGGAGATAAGAAATGAATTTGAAAATGAAATGATGTCACAAATTATGGTGTCACTTTCAACCATCCTACACAAAATATCTGAGAAGATATAATTAAAAACCCCACTGTTTAGATGGGGTTTTTTATTTTATTTCTTTAATAATTTCTTTAATAATCTTTAATAATTGATTTTCATTTAATCTAATTATTTTTTTATTGTAATGTTCTTTAATAGGAACTATACTTTTTTTATTTTTTCCTTTTGGAAATTGATTGATATTATTTCCGTCATCATCACTAAATGTTGAGTCAGGATGTTTTTTCATATAGTTAGTTACTTTACTAGCTTGTCTTTCAATTTTTTTTATTTGAGAACCCCTCTCATCCATTTTACCATCATAACTATCAAATTGTAATAAAGGGCTATCATAATGTGATACCTCATCCGTAAATGGGGCTAATGTATTTTTTTTAAAAGGTCTTAATCCAGGTTGTAATGGTGCAATATAAGAACCTTTACTACTACTGTCAGAAGTCGCTTCACTTATGTGTTTTTTTTTACTATTCATTATGTATAAATATTAAATTATGCAAGAAGGAGAAATTTACGGTAAATTATTTAACGTTATACCATTAATGGATGAAAATCACGTTGACATTCTATTAGACACTATGGATAATGAAACTGCAACATATTATTTAACACACGCAGTTAATTTGGCCTTTCATAACGGGGTATATTCGTTAGGTGAGTCTGAAATATTATCAAAAGCAATTCGTTTATTAAATAAACCAAACCCACCTGTCGAATCTTGATTTTATAATTCATCAATACCCTCTTCAGGTAATGCTGGGTTATTAGCTATAAGACCCCCTCCTTGTTGTTGAGGTTGTTGTTGAGGTTGTTGTTGAGGTTGTTGTTGAGGTTGTTGTTGAGGTTGTTGTTGAGGTTGTTGACCTCCACTCATTTTTTTATAATTCATCGCAATTAAAATTGCCTTAGCGGTGTTAGGACCCCATTTACCATCGGTTATTAATGGGAATAATACTTTACCACTACAACCCATAATAGTTTTTGCTTCAGGTTTTGCTGAAAATACTTTATTTAAAGTTTCTTGAATTGTTACTAATTGTGGTGATTTAGTTTGTGATGGTTTTGTTTGACAAACAGTTGACTTATCGGCACTTGTTGCCCAAGAAGTTGTATCAGCTGAAGTTGCTGCTGAAACTGTTTGTGTTGCAGCTGAAACTGTTTGTGTTGCCGCTGAAACTGTTTGTGGTTGGGTTGTAACTGTTTGTGGTGCTACTGTTGGGTTTTTAAATCCTTGTATGGCACCTTTAACTCGATTAATAATTCCCGGTTTTTGTTGTTCATGTAAGTTTAAGATTCTTTCTCTTTCACTTTCATTTAATGTAAATCTATTTCTCATATTATTATTATTATTTAAACTAATCCTTGTAGTTGAGTTAATATTTGATTTAAATCGGGTTGACCTTGTGTATTCGGTTGACCGTCAACTGTTGGTGGTGTTAATACGGTTTGAAGTTCAGGTGGTAAATCTTTTGTGATTTGTGATAAATCAATATCAGTAGGTATAACTACTTTTCCACCAACTATTGAATTATTTTTTGGACAAGCAAATTGAGCCACTTTATATTCATCCCAAGTTTTATAACCACATTTTTTTGCTCTTTCAAGTTGTTGCTCAGGAGTTAATGGGGTTTTTTGTTGATTTTTTTTACCTAAAATTTCTTCATTACTTTTTAAATTTTCACCGTTACAATAACGTTTTTTTAATACATTAGTTAATGCACTACCTTCGTTACCCCAATCAACTTTACCGTTCATATCGGTATAATGAAATGGTGTTCCACTAACAATTTTTGGTTTACACGAAAATTTAAAATATTTACCAATATTTAATTTTTTATTAGTTTGGTCAACAGTTACTATTTGTCCACTATCAACTGTGAAAGATTTACCACCTACGGCACTTATAAATCGGTGCATTTTGTCAATCTTATAATTAAGCCCTTCAGGACCTTCCATTATAAGATTCAGATATTGTTGTTTTGTTGAATTTTCATGTAATGATAAAATTCTTTGTCTTTCATCATTATCTATATTAAATTTATTTTCCATATTTTTTTATTTATAAATATCTTTAAAATAAAAAAAGGGACTGTGAAGTCCCTTTTAATATTATGAAATTATTGATTATCTCAATTCTCTCAAGTCAAATGTTCTAACACCATCAACTGTGATTCTCGCGTAGAAACGGTTGTTAACCATTTTCTTAGCGTATCTCGTCATTATACCTTTGATAGGTGTAAAGTTGAATGGGTTATACATTGTTGGAGTTAATTGTAGAGGAACATACGGTGCGTAGATGTAACCTGTGTCTAACAATGAAGTTCCTTTATGACCCAACAATACTGTGTTTGGTGGGAAGTAAGGGTCACGGTAAACTTGGTAACGACCTGCTAATGTACCAACTCTTTCAATACCCATGTTGTATTGGTCTTGCTCAGGAGACGCGTTAGATACGTGGAAGTATTCTAAATCGTCAAAGATAGCTGAAACCTCAGAAGAAACAACAATCCAGTTAGCTCCACCTCTTAATGTAGATTTGTGGATTTGTGCTGACAATTGGTTGATTGCTGTAATCAAAGTTTGGTTCCAATCTTTTTGAGTGTAAGATGTAGTTAAACCGTTAACTCTTCTCCATCCGTTGTAATCCCAACGTAGGTTCCAAGCCGCACCTTTACGTAAGTCACGTAAGATTTCACGGTCAATTTCAGCTGCGATTTGTTCTGACAATAAAGCTGTTAATTCAGCCTCAGCATCAATGTTATGGAACGCCGCAACGTCTTGAGCTAATTCAGGAGACCATTGTGCTCTTAGTTTTCTTTCAGTAACAGAAACTGTAACAGATTCTAAGTCGAAAGATACCTCACCAATTTTGTCTTCGAATTCTAATTCTTTGTAACGTCTGTATGTTGCTGAGAATGATGTTTCTGTCGCTGCAGATGTAATAGTTGTTCCTGTGTAACCATCTAATGTGTCAACACCACAACCGATACATGCTGGACAAGATAAATCTACCTCAACATAAATAACACCGTTTGTATCACAAATATCGTAGAATGACCCACCATTTCCTGTTCCAGGGAATGAAGTTCCTGTTCTTTCACCGTATTGAACAATACCTTTACCATATTGTTGTGTAACAACTCTAAATAATAATGGTGTTGTTGTGTTAGCTGATAACGCTGCACTACATGGTGATGTTGATGGAATTGCTAAACCAGCACCTCTTTTGATTGTTAAATCAGATAAGAAAGATTCAGAATCCATTTCATTACCATCAGGACCGATTAATTTACCAGCTCCTAAATTTGTAAAACCTGATAATTTAACGATAACTTTTCTTACGTTTTGTCCGTCCAATTCTGTAGTTTCGTCAACTAAATTAGAACCATTCCATACTTGTACTCTTGTGTTTAAAGTAACTGACGAATATGCTCCTTTAGAATAGTCGAATAAACCTGCTGGGTCTAAACCTGGTTCAGAACCTTCGTAGAATAAATCGTAAAGATTTTTTGAATATTGGTTACCGTCACTGTATCCTGAATTAACATCAGTAGTTGAACCCGGAGCTCCAATTGGTTGGAAGTGTTCGTTACCGTTATATCCTTGGATTTTAGGAACGAAGTAGAACAATTTACCGATAGGTAAGTTCATTGCTTGAACCGAAACGATATCGTTAGCCAATAATTTTGAGAATACTCTTCTCACGATAGGGAAAACTACAGTTTCAAACGCTCCGTTTGAACCTTCCGCAGTTGCCTCGTTAATTAAAAAAGACGCTTGGTTTTCGTATAACTGAGCTACGTTTTCTTTTAAGTGACCTTTTAATTCATCTAAGAAACCTAATTTGTCCCATTTGTTAATTGTGTCTTCTTTGATAACTTTTAAATGTTTTAAACCTATGTTACCAACTAGACCTGATTCTAATAATGCACCCATTGTGTTTTTTTTGTTTTTATTTGTTTTTAGTTTATTTTTTATTTAAGTTTACCCATTAAATCTTTCATTCGTAAGAATTGAGGATTTTCATAAGTTTTTGATTCAATCAAATTAACTGCTGACCCTGTAGAAGGTGAATTGTCAATTGTTCTTTCAATTGATTCGTTAATTGGTTTGCTTGAATTATCTTTATTTAATTCTTGCTTAATTGATTGATATAGATTTTTCGATTCTTTGATTGTCTCAACAGAATCAAAACGTTTTAAAATGTTGATTTTTTCTTGTTTAGTAGTTGTGTGTTCAGTAAACAAACGTGTAGCGTATGCTAAGTTTGAATTGAAAACTGCAACTTCATTAAGTTTATCTCTAAATACGTTTAAAGCGTTTCTATATTCTTCATTTTTTTCTCTCAATAATGTTACTTCAGCATTAACAGATTCTGTTCTAAGATGTCTTGGTGCTGCTTTTGGTTTGTCCAAACCATTTTTACCAAATCTTCTACCTGCCCCTAAAGTTCTTGAAGCTTCACTTGTTTCACCTCCTCTTTTAGTAGACTTTGGTTTAATTTTAAACTCACCATCAAGATTTTCACCTGATTTGTCATAAGAGAATCCTTTTTTAGCACTTCCTGTACCCATAGTTTTGTTAGGTGATTTTTTAACAACTTTGAAAGCTCCTTCTTGATTAGGTTTTGATGGATACTTAAATTTGTTAGGAGTACCCATACCTACACCTTTAGCTTTGAATGATTTAGATTCCATAACAGTTTCATAGTCATCTTCAAAATATTCACCTGACATATCACCCATAGCTTCATAGTCATCTTCACCTAATTCATCTGACATATAATCAACACCAACCATTTCCTCTAATTCAAAATCAATTGGTGGTTCTTCTTCTTCATCCATTTCAAGTTCGTAAATAACTTCGTCAATTTGCTCAGCATCAAAATTATTCATTTCATCCATTTCACTGAAAGCGTCATTTAACTTGTCATCTAAATCTGAATTGCCATATGAATTGTCACTATAGTCATCTTCATATTCATCTTCAAATTCATTTAAATACTCATCCATTTCATCCATTTCTGAGTAATTTCCTTCACCGAAATAATCATCATCCGATTCTTGTACAATCATATATTCTTTATTTGTTTGGTTATCTTTTAGATTAATGTTACCATCAGTGTTTTTAACAACAATTACCTCATCTTCAGGTCCCATCAATTGGAATACTTTAAGAACTTCATCATTACTAACACTTGGGTCAGTTAAGTCGATAGGTTCTGAATCATCCATAGGGTCTTCCATTGAGAATTCGGTTTCATCATCTTCAAGATTATCAACGTCTGTGTCAAATTCTGTTTCAGAATCTTCAACATCTGTATCTGTTTCAACCTCATCTTCGTCTTCTTCTTGTTCAAATAGAGATTCCTTTACTAAGTCTTTGATTTCTTGCTTCATAGTGGATGCAAGTATTCCTTTTGCGTTTTCTGCAACGGCTTCCTCCAAATTTTTCATT